ATGCTAAGTATGTATACAGGCTTCTTATGTTATAGTTGTAGAAATGAATTTATATTGCTATCAGAAGAATTAGAAAGAACAAAAGGATATTTAGTATGTCCTTACTGTACAAGTAGAAAGGTAAAAAAACAAAATGCAACAGATAACTTAAAGGAATGCATGAAAGAAAAAGTTTATAAAAGAGTACATGGAGCTATAAGGCAGGTGGCAAAATGAATTTTGTCGAGCCTATTCGTGATAAACAAAAGGTAAGGGATATCCAAGACTATTTAAAACAAACCAATCCAAGAAATTATATTATGTTTATAACTGGAGTTTACACAGGTCTTAGAATTTCAGATATATTAAAGCTTAAAGTTAAAGACGTTAAAAATAAAGAAGGGATATATCTAAGAGAAAAAAAGACTAGTAAACAAAATATTATAGCGCTAAATAAGCTTTTAATAAAAGAATATAAATGGTTTTGTGGTAATTTAGAAGGTTATGAGTACTTAATAAAAAGTAGAGAAGGTATTAATAAACCTTTAAGTAGAGTAAGAGCTTATGAGATTATAAGAAAAGTTGGGAAAGATTTTGGAGTTGAGAATCTAGGAACTCATACAATGAGGAAGACATTCGGATATCATTACTATAAAAAGACGAAAGATATAGGAACACTAATGAATATGTTTAATCATAGTGCACCAAGTATTACGTTAAAGTACATTGGCATAAGTCAAGACACTATGAATAAAGCTAGAAGGGAATTCAATATTTGATATTGGATTTATTTTTTTTATCTTAATAGTTTAACATAACGGGCGCGTGTTAAATTGATTTCCACTAAAGTGTATTAAAACATTGAAAAATAAATACCTAAGATAACTAAGAACAGTTTAACAGAATATTAGATATGTTTGACTTAGAAGGGAGATTAGTTATGGAAGTGTATTGTAATAAGTGTAATAAAGACTTTGAAATAAAAGCTAAAGAGAAAAAATATGCAGATGGAATAGTAGAACTCTATTTTAAATGTCCATATTGTAAAGAAAGATATACATCATTTTTTACTGATAAAAATATAAGACAAAAACAAAAGAAGGTCAGAAAATTATATGAACAATATGGTAAAGAAATAGACGAACATAAAATCATAGAATTACTTGAACAAATAGATGATCTTAAGGTGGAGATAGGTAATGATATGAATAAGTTAAAGAATGGAATGTTAGGCACTCAATAGAGTGCCTATTTATTTGCATAAATAAAGATAAGGAGGAATTGGGAATGTTTGAAGAATGTAAAGCTACTACACGAAACAGACCACAAGCACCTGGAAAGCAACCTAAGAAAATGGAAAATATAATAACTATTAAATTAAATTTAGATACAACAGAGTTTGAGAATAAATTAGATAGAATCGAAAAGAAATTAACAAGAATAAAAGATCTAAAAGATGTGCTAAGGTTTGATAAATCTTTAAATGAAGTCAAGAACATAACAATAAATAATAATGTAGATATAAAAAAACTAGAGAAGATTTTAAAAGAGATGAATATAGAAAAGGAATAGTAACTTGGGGAGATGCAGATTGTTAGGAGGTGTTAAGTAATGGCACAGCGTAGCTTAAGACCTTGTAAGCAGAGAGGATGTGTAGAGCTAACAAGAGATATAACAGGTTATTGCGAGAATCACATACACATAGCAGAAGAGAGACAACAACAAAGAAATAGATACTATGATAAGCATATAAGATATAGTAAGGATGAAAAATATACTAAGTTTTATCATAGTAATGAGTGGGGAGAATTAAGAGAAGATGTTTTAAGAACTTATAATGGTGTAGATATATATTCGTACTATATAGATAATAGAGCAGTAACTGCAAATACAGCACATCATATTATAGAGTTGAAAGAGGATTGGGATAAAAGATTAGATGAAGACAATATTTTTCCTTTAACAGATGCTAATCACAAGAAGATACATACATTATATAAGAAAGATAAAGAAGGAACTCAAAGGCTACTTAGAGATTTATTAGAACGATTTAGAAAACAATTTGGCATATCCCCCCTCTATTAGAAAATTTAACGTTCTTCCAAAAGACCGACGGGGTAGATTCCCTCATAAAAAATTCCCTAAATGAAAATTTGAGAAGAGGTGAAAATATGGAACGTACAATAATTGGTATAGATTTAGCAAAAGAAAATGATAAAACAGGATACATAAAAAATAATAAAGAAGCTAGTAATATCAACAATAGTTTAACACTAACAGAATTAAATTATTGCTTTAATAGCGCTATAAAAGAAGGTAGTAAATATATAGGTGTTTTAATACAAATTCAGGACAATAAATCGAATGAATTGATTATAAATAAGACAGAAAGTTTTGCAGAAAAGCAGGAATATTATAATAAAATTTATGATGAAAATTTAAATCATAAACATGCTAAGAAAATTAAAATTTTAAATTTTGGTCATTCTAATTGCTTTAAAAAGTTAGAAGAAATAATTAAATAATAAAGATACACTATTCTAGAAAGGAGGTAAGAAGAGTGGCAAAGCCAAGGCAACCTACAGATTTGCTTTTAGTAAAAGGTAAAAAACATTTAACTAAAGCTGAAATAGAAGATAGGAAAAGCAAAGAAGTTAAAGCTCCAAGTGATAAGGTCAAAGCACCTTCTTACTTGCCAGCTGATTTAAAAAAAGAATTTAATAAGATAGCCAAGGAACTAAAAGAGATTGGTATTATTACTAATCTTGATATAGATGCCTTGGCTCGTTTTATTATAGCAAAGAAAATGTATTTAGAGCTTACTAAACAGATACTTGAAAAACCAGAATTGATGATAGTGGATAAAGACATAGTAACAACACAGGATAAATTATTTAAACAATGCAGAGTGTCTGCAAGTGATTTGGGATTAACTATAAGTAGTAGGTGCAAGTTAGTTGTACCTAAAAAAGAGGACAAGAAGGAGCTAACAGAAGAGGAAAAACTTTTCGGTGGTAAAGTGTGAGTGAGTTTGCTCAACTATTTACTAGAATTTATAATTATTCTTTAGATATTGTAGAGAAAAAAATAAAAGCTTGTAAAAAACATAGGCAAGCTTGCCAAAGGTTCCTGGATGATTTAGAAAAAAGTAAAGAGGACGATTATCCTTTTTATTTTGATTATGAGGAACTTTATAACTTTTTTAAATGGTCTGGTATGTTTAAACATAGAGTTGGAATTCTTAAAGGTCAAAATATTGATCTTGTAGATTTTCAACTCTTTTTAATTGGGAACATATTTTGTTGGAAAGAGAAAGAAACAGGCTATAGAAGGTTTAGAAAAGTATATATTCAGCTTGCTAGAAAAAATGCAAAATCTCAATTGTTAGCATTAATAACTAGTTATGAGTGTTTCTTATCTGATGAACAACAGGAATGTTATATAAGTGGTTGGACTAAAAAACAATCTAAGATAGTTTACAAAGAAATGAAATTCCAACTAGAGGGTAATGACTTTTTAAAAGGTAAATGGAAAGAAAGTTATGGGGTTATTACACACTTAAGGAGTGGTTCTATTATAGAACCTTTATCCAAGGAAGCTAAAAATAATGGTGACGGCGATAACCCAAGCTTGGGAATATGTGACGAATATCATCAACATAAAACAGATGAAATATATGAATCTATTCTTTCTGGTATGGGCGCTAGAACAGAGCCACTTATGGTTATTATAACTACTGCAGGAGTGGATTTAAATAGTCCTTGTTATAAGGAATATCAATATGTTAGTAAAATACTTGATCCTAACTTAAAAGATATTACGAATGATGAATATTTTGTAATGATTTGTGAACTAGATTCTAAAGATGATATAAAAGATGAAAGTAATTGGATTAAAGCAAATCCTATTTTAGCCACATATCCTTTAGGTTTAAGAAAAATAAGAAGTGAATTAAAAGCAGCGCTTGATGCTCCTGAAAAGATGACTAAGTTTAAAACTAAGTATATGGATATTTGGGTAAATGCTAGAGAAAATGGCTACATGAACATGACAAAGTGGTCTGAATGTGAAAATAACAAATTATCTTTAGCAGATTTTGAAGGTGAGGAGTGTGTTGGAGGCTTAGACTTATCAACTAAGCTTGATTTGACTTCTATAGCTTTTGAATTTAAAAGGAATGGCAAGTATTATCCATTTCAGCACTCTTTTATACCACAGGAAGCCTATGATAGAAGATTAAACGAAGGTAAATATCCTTTTGATTTATGGAAAGAGCAAGGACATTTAACTGTAACACCAGGAGCAGTAATAGATTATGCTTTTGTTAAACAATGGATACAAGAACAGGAACAAAAATATAATTTAAAAATTAAAGAGATAGGGTATGACCCATACAATGCTACACAATTTGTACAGGAAATGGAGCAGGAAGGTTATGTGATGGTTGAAGTTAGACAAGGACCATTTACATTAAATGAACCTACTAAAGATTTTAGGGACCAGATATATGATAAAAAGTTAGAGCATAGTGGTGATGGACTTTTAACATGGGCAATAGGAAATGCGGTAACTAAACAAAATGCACAGGAATTTATAATGCTAGATAAAGCAAAATCCAGTGAAAAAATAGACCCTGCAGCTGCAGTAATAAATGCACATGTAAGAGGAATGGTTATATTAGATGATGGATCAGGAGATATATTTTATAGTCCAGATATATAGGAGGGAGGTGGAAAATTGGGAATATGGAATAAGATAAAAAGTTTAATTAAAGCACCATTCAAAACTAATATTGTAAGAGATTATAGAGAAGGTTTTAGCTTTTTTAATACTGACTTAGCAACAAATGAAACTATATTCTCAGCAGTGTCATTATTAAGTAATACAATGGGTAGTTTGCCTCTTAAACTTTATAAAAATTATGAAATAACTAAACCAGAAGATAATGATTTATCTAGAATGATAGAATACAACCCTACTTCATATATGACTATGCTACAGTGGGTTAGATGTATGGAAACTTTAAAAAATACTAAGGGCAACTCATATGCTATAAAAGAATATGATTATATGCATCAACCTATAAAAATGCATATTTTAAACCCTGATTTCGTTACTCCTATAATAGAAAAAGGTACTAAGGAACTTTGGTATGAGATTAGGGATGAAGATGCTTTAATGTATGTGCATAATTCTCATATAATACATTTTAGCCACATTTCTGTTAATGGCTATAAAGGTATTAACCCATTAGATGTTTTAAGGAATACCATAGATTATGACAGAGAAATTAAAGAATTTAGTTTAAATCAGATGAAAAATGGATTAAAGGCAAATATAGTTATTAAATTAGCAGCTAAATTAAACAAAGATGCTATGAATGAGTATACAGAGATGATAGGAAGGTTTCAAAAGAATGGAATTTTATTTGTAGACCAGGGCAAAGAATTTCAAGAGTTAAAGAATAGTTCATTTATAGATCCTAAAGTTTTCGATGTAGAAAATATAACTATTGCTAGGGTAGCCAGGGTATATAATATACCACTCCATAAACTTTTAGCTGAAAAACAAGGTTATTCTAGTGCTGAACAAGCAGATTTGGAATATATAAAAGATACTATTTTACCTGTTATAAGGCAGTATGAAGAAGAATTAAATAAAAAATTGCTTACAGAACAACAAAGAAACGAGGGATACTCCTTTAAGTTTAATCTGAATGGTTTAGCCAGGGCAGATATGAAAACTAGAGGAGATTTTTATTTTAAAGGTATTAGGAGTGCTTGGTTTACACCTAATGAAATAAGAGCTTTGGAAGAAATGCAACCGATAAAAGGTGGAGATCAATTATTTGTATCAAGGGATTTGATTCCGATAGATAAAATTGATTTATTACTGAAAGGGGGTGAAAAGAATGGCAAATAAGAAATTTTGGGAGGTTAAAAACTCAACAGAAAATGAAAACATAGGAGAAGCGTATATCTATGGTGATATAGTGTCTTATAAATGGGATGATACTGATACAACTGCAAAAAGTTTTAAAGAAGACTTAGATAGTTTAGGAGACATTGATACTTTAAATATATATATTAATTCTCCTGGTGGATCAGTATTTCAAGGGCAAGCAATCTACAACATAATTAAAAGACATAAAGCAAAAATAAATATTCACGTTGATGGAGTTGCAGCAAGTATCGCAAGTGTTATAGCAATGGCAGGCAATACTATTTTTATGCCTAAAAATAGCATGATGATGATTCATAATCCTTGGACATTTGCTTATGGGAATGCAAAAGAACTAAGAAAACAAGCAGATGATTTAGATAAAATAAGAGAAAGCTTAATTGAAGCTTACTTAAGTAAAGCAGGCGATAAACTTAGTAGAGAAACACTAATAGGAATTATGGATAATGAGACATGGCTTACAGCTCAGGAATGTTATGATTATGGATTATGTGATGAATTAGTAGAAGAAAAAGAAATAGCAGCAAGCATTAATACAGAGCTATTCGCTAAGTATAAAAATACTCCTAAGGAGTTATTAAATAAAACTGAAAAACAAAATAAACCTATAAAAAATACTGAAAAAATAGAAAAGGATGAAGAGATAGAGGCTCTTATAGCAAGGGTAAATAATATTTTAAAATTTGAGGAGGAAAGAATATATGAATAGATATCAATTAGAACAAATGTTAGCAGGAATAGGTCAGGATTTAAAAGCAGCAAATGAAAAATTAACCTCTATGTATGCTGATGCAAAGACTACATTAGAAGCAAGAAATGAGCAAAAAAATAATGTTAAGGATTTAGAAGAAAGATTTGCAGGAATAAAAGCGCAAATAGAGGAAATGGACAGACAAGCGGAACAAAAATTTAAAAATAAAGTTATTACAGGTGGAAATGAAAAGGATAAAAAAATAAATGCTAAGGCTGAACTAATTAAAGCCACAATGTCTAATAATCCTGTTTCTATGGAAGTGAAAGCAGCTTTAGGAGATAATAATTCAACAGGTGGAGAAAAATTCTTACCTAAGACTATGCAAAATGAATTATTACATGAACCTTTTGTTAAAAACCCATTAAGAGATGTTTCCACATTTACTAATGAAACAAATTTAGAAGTACCTAAAATAACATTTACTTTGGATAATGACGATTTTATAGCAGATACTGAAACTGCAAAAGAATTAAAAGCTGATGGAGATACAGTACAGTTTGGTAGACATAAATTTAAAGTATTTGCACCAGTTTCAGAGACTATTTTAAGAGGTACTAATACTAATATAGTACAAACTGTTGAGATGGCATTAGAAAGTGGTCTATCAGCAAAAGAAAAGAAAGTTGCGTTTACTACAACATCAAAAATAGGTGAAGAACATATGAGTTTTTACTCAACTAAAAATGCAATAAAAACAGTTGAAGGAGTAAATAAGTATAAAGCGATAAAGGCAGCTATAGCAGATCTTCATGAAGATTATAGAGAAAATGCAAAAATAATAATGAGATATGCTGATTATATGGATATAATTGAAATGCTTGCGAATGGTAATGCTACACTTTATGCAGCACAACCAGAGCAAATATTAGGAAAGCCGGCTATATTCTGTGATAGTGCAGTTGATCCAATAGTAGGTGATATGAGATATTCACATTTTAACTATGATTTAGATATGCTTTATGAGAGGGACAAAGACGTAAAAACAGGTATGGAGTGCTTTGTTTTAACAGCATGGTTTGACCACCAAATTAAGTTAAAATCTGCATTCAGAATAGCCAAAACAACTACTCCCTAGTGAACCCCCAAAAGAAACAATGGGGGAAGAAAATGCAGAACACATAACATATGGAAAAGAAGAATTAGAAGCTATGACAGTAGAGCAATTAAAATCTATAGCTAAAGATAAGAATATAGTTGGATATTCCAGTATGAATAAAGCTGACTTAATAGCAGCGATATTAGCACCTTAGAGGAGGTGTTATTTTTATGGAATTAGAAGAAATAAAAAAATATTTAAGAATAGAAGATGAAGACATAACTTTATCTTCTCTTTTATTTGCAGCTAAATCATATGTGAAAAATGGAACAGGCTTAACAGAAGACATGATAAAAGATAATGAAATATTAGAGCTATATAAGCTTTGTTTGAAATTACTTATAAGCCATTGGTATGAAAATAGAGTAATTGAGACCACAGGACCTAATTTTCATAAATTAAGTTTCAGTTTAGATTCCATTTTACTTCAGCTTGAAGCTGAGTATTTGAAGATTAAAAGGAGTGAAGCAGATGGATCCAGGCAAACTTAATAAAAAAATAAAATTTGTAGTTATAGAAGATGGCATAGATGATGACGGATATCCTACAAATGGAGAAAATTTAATTCATGAGTGTTATGCGAGTGTAAGAGGATTAAGGGGTAGAGAATTTTACAATGCCGCAGCAGTACAAGCCCAAGATGACAAGATCTATAATTGTAGATACTTTAAAGGGCTTACACCAGATATACAAATAAAATATAATAAAAAGCTCTACAATATTAAATCTATAAATGATTTAAATGAAAGACACGTTGAATATGAAATACATGCAAGTGTGGTGAATTCTAGTGGCTAGTATGGAATTAGATGGAATGGATAACTTAATTAGAAAAATAGAAGATATGGGGAAGGCTGGAACTAGGATAGAAAATAAAGCATTAAAAAAAGCTGGGGAGTTAATTGTAGAAGAGGCTAAAAATAGTGTGTCAGTTAAAACTGAAAAATTAAAAAAAGGATTAAAGGTAAGTGGAGTACGTAAAAAAGGTGGAAATAAATTTGTTTTAGCTGGAATACAAAAAGGAGATAATAGCAAGATATTCTATGGTAAATTTTTGGAATTTGGCACAAGCAAAATGAAGGCAAGACCTTTTATGGGGCCAGCTTACGAATCTAAAAAAGAAGAAGCTAAGGAAGTGATAAAAGACGAATTAAGAAAGGGGTTAGGGTTATGAGCATAAATAAATTAATAATAGATGCTCTAAAGCCTCTAAACATTCCAGTGAATTTTCAAACTTATAAGGGAAAAGAAGAGACATATATAACTTTCTTCTGTTATAACGAGCAAGGAGAGTGTTTTGCAGATGATACAGAAATTGCTACAGGGCTTTATATGCAAGTAGATATATGGAGCAAAGGGAATGTAGAACAATTAAAAATAGATACTGTAAAATTGCTTAAAAAAGCTGGTTTTATAAAAAGACCAAGTGTACCAGATTTATATGAACCCGATACAGGAATATTTCATAAGTGTTTGAGGTTCTTTTATTATATAGAAAATAAGGAGGAGGAATAATAATGGCTATTAAGGGATTACATGGGTTTAGGTATTGCATTTTAGAGAAAGATGATATAACTGGATTTGAATATGAAACAGAAATCAAAAAATTGACAGGTGCTAGAAGTATAAAGGTTGATAATAAAGTAAATGATGCTAAGTTATATGGAGATGACCAATTGCTTGAAACTGCAAGTGCTATCGGCTCTATAGATGTAGATATTGATGTTGCAGACTTGACATTAGAACAGCAAGCAGAGTTATTAGGATATAAATATGAGGATGGTGTTTTGATAGAGGATAAGAACTTTAATCCCCCATATATTGCTTTTGGTTTTATGGCACCTAAGTCTAGTGATGGGAAAAGAATGGTATGGCTGCTGAAAGGAAAAATGCAGCCAATGAGTGACGAGGCTAAAACCCAAGACGATAAGGTAGAATTCCAAACACAAAAGGCAAAGTTTGTATTTATGCCTAGAGTGAATGATGGTAAGCATAAATTTAAAGCTGATACCAATACTACTGGAGCGCCAACAGAGGAAGAATTCTTTAGTGTTGACTTCTTAAAAACAGGAAAGAAACCAGTAAAAGCAGGAGCTTAATGCTCTTGCTTATTTGAATTTTAGGAGGTAATAAAATGAATGGTAGAGATATTAAAGAAATAGGAGTACCAATTAAATTAGATAAAGAAAGACATTTTGTATTTGATCTAAATGCTATGTGCGAATTAGAAGAAAAATTTGAAAGTATAGATGCTGCATTTGAAAAATTATCTAAGAATATAAAAATGAAAGATTTACGTTATACTTTATGGTTGGCTTTAAAATATGAGGATGAAGAAATAACAGAAAAAGAAGCTGGAAGGCTGATGACAATAACAGAGATAGATATAATTTCAAGCAAATTAGGAGAAGCTTTATTAGGTTCTTTGCCTGAAAAGAATGAAGATGAAAAAAACATATAAGCCACTCTAAGGATAGGACATTACCTTGGAGCTGGCTTTTTTACATTGCAAAGGTTCAACTAGGATTTTCTGAGAGAGAATTTTGGAAGCTTACATTAAGAAAATTATTATTAGTTTGGGGGGAACATTGTAAATTTAATGGTTGGACTAATGAAGAAAAAAAAGAAAATGATGTTTATATAGACCAATGTAGCTGGTTATAAGAGCTTAGGAGACTAGGCTCTTTTTATTTTACATAGAAAGGAGGTATGTATATGGCAGAGGATGTAGGCAGTTTAGTAGTACGAGTGGCTATGGATAAGTCTAACTTTGAAGAAGGCATACAAAACCTTAATAGATCTATGAGATTAGTACAGAGTGAATTTAAAAATGCAACTGCAGGGTTAAAGGATCATGGACAAGGATTGGACGGTCTTAAATCTAAGCAAGAAATGTTATCAAAAAGTATTGAATTACAAGCTGAAAAAGTAGCAAAATATAAAGCTAAAATAACAGAAAGTGAAAAAACATTAGAAGACAATAGTAAAGCACATGAGAAATTAAAAGAAAAGGTGGATAATGCGAAAAAAGCCTGGGAAGATTCTGAGAAGAGCTTAGGTAAAAATGCAGAAGAAACAAAAAAACTTAAAGCAGAATATGAAAAACTTGATAAACAGTATGCTGACAGTGAAGAGAAAATAAGAAACAACGTACGAGCCATAGACAACTGGAATGTTAAGGCTAATAATGCTGAAGCTAAATTAAAGAACCTCAAGAATGAGCTATCTAATACCAGTAAAGAAATAGATAAACAAGAAAATTCATGGAATAAAATTTCAAAGAAACTCGATTCTGCAGGAAATAAGTTTAAAACTGCAGGAAAGAAAATGGAATCCATAGGGAAAAATATAACTACAAAAGTATCGGCACCTTTAGCTGGACTAGGAGCAATAGCAGTAAAGACGACAGCTGACTATGACGATAGCATGAGTCAATTAAAAGCTATAACAAACTCTAGTACAGAAGATATGAAAAAGATGAGTGACCAAGCTAAGGATTTGGGTGTAAAAACTAGATATAGTGCTAAAGAAGCAGCAGATAGTATGGTAATGCTAGGGCAAGCCGGCTATAGAACAACAGAAATCATGAATACTATGCCTGCAGTTCTTAATTTAGCGCAAGCAGGAGCTATAGATCTAACACAAAGTACAGATGTATTAGTATCATCCATGAGCCAATTTGGTATAGAGACTAAAAATGCAAGTCATGTTGCTGACGTCCTTTCCTTAGGAGCTAATAAAGCTAACCTAGGGGTAAATGATATGGCTGAAGCACTAAAATATGCTGGAAGTATGGCCAATACCGCAGGGTGGTCGCTTGAAGAAACAGCCAGTGCTATAGGTTTAATGAGTAATTATGGAATTAAGGGTAGCCAGGCAGGAACTGCATTAAGAGGTGCTATTTCTAGATTAGTTAAACCTTCAGAGGCTTCGGCAGAGAAAATGGAAGCACTAGGAATTAAGGTATTTGATAATAACGGTAAAATGAAAGCTTTAGGCGAGGTTATAGATGAGGTTAAAAAGGGAACCTCTAAATTAACAGAAGAACAAAAAATGAATGCGCTTGTAACTATCTTTGGACAGGAAGCTATAGCAGGGATTAACGCTCTTATGACCGAGGGCGGAGATAGTGTAAGAAAGTATGCAGATGAACTGAAAAAAGCTGATGGTAGTGCAGCAAAGGCAGCTGAAACAATGGAAGATAATATAGGTGGTGCTTTTAGAAGTTTAAAATCTGCAATGGAAGGTGCAGCAATAAGCATTGGTAGTGCATTAGCACCAACTATACGAGATATAGCTGACAAAATAACTGAATTAGCACGAAGATTTGCAGCGTTAAGTCCTGAAACACAAAACATGATAGCTAAATTTAGTATGTTTGCAGTTGTTACAGGTCCTGCTATAGTAGGAATAGGAAAATTAGCCACTGGATTTGGAAGTATTTTAAGTCTTGGAAGTAAAGTCGCAGGAGTAATGGGTAAAGTAACACTTGCTACAAAAGGAGCAGAAGCAGCAACTACAACAGCAAGTGTAGCTACAGGACTAGCTGGCAAAGGTATTACTGCAATGGGATTAGCTGCAAAAGCAGGAACATTGCTTCTGAACCCTTGGGTATTGGGAATTGGTGCTGCAACAGTTGCTGGAGTAGCATTATATAAACATTTACAAAAAGATGCAGTACCAAGTGTAGACCTATTTGCGGACAAGGTAAAGACAAGTTCCAGTGAGATGATGAATTACCACGTTGCATCTAAAGGTGTTGAAACTGCAAATGTCAAAATATCTAAATCCACTAAGCAAGCTGTTGGGGCTTACATGGAACTAGATAAAAAAGCGAGTGGTACTTTAGTAAATTTAGTAGGAAATTCTGATAAATTTACTAAACAAGCTAAAGATAAGGTGTTGAAAAATTTTACTGACATGAGTAAGAAATCTAGTAAAATTTCCAATGAGCAAAAAAATACCATGACAAGTAATTTTAAAAAATTAGTCAGTGATACAGGAACACTAACTAAGAAAAATAAAGATGAAATTATAAAACAGTACTCAGCAATGGTAAACGGGACCAAAGGACTTACAAAAAAACAGAAAGAACAAACAATAAAAGACTTTGCAGATACTTTAAATAAAAGTACATCTATTACAAAACAACAATCTGATAATTTACAAAAAATATATAAAGATATGGGAGATAAAATAAAGAGTGGCCTAGACAAAAAGAAAACAGAGGAATTAAAAAGCCAACAAGAATTTTTTAGCAGAAGTAATGTTCTTACTACTACGGAAGAGGCCAAAATATTACAAACAACCGCAACAAGTTGGGAAAACAAGAAAAAAACAGTAGATTCATTGCAAAATCAAATTAATTCAATTATCCAACATGCGGTAAATCATAATAGACAGATCACAACAGAAGAAGCGCAAACGATAGATGGGCTACAAAAACAAATGAAAGAAAATGCAGTTAAAACTTTGTCTGCTAGTGAAGTGGAACAAAAGGTAATAATGGAAAGGTTAAAAAACTACAATGGAAGAATAACAGCAGAGCAAGCGAGCGAAGTTATTAAAAATGCAGAGAAACAAAGGAAAAGTACTGTAGATAAGGCTAATCAGCAATATGACGGCGCTGTAAGAAATATAATTAAACTGCGAGATGAAAGTAAACTTATTACAAAAGATCAGGCCGATAAAATGTTGAAGGAAGCTGAAAGGCAGAGAAAAGAAAGCATTGATAAGGCAGAGAATCAAAAGAAAGAAGTAGTAAAAAAAATAACATCTATGAATAAAGATATTGGAGAAAGTGTAGACACTACTAGTGGAAATATGTTAACCACTTGGGATAAATTAAAAAGTTGGTGGGATGGATGGCATCCTGATGCTAAACAATTTAATTATACTTTAAGAGGAATTGGAACAAAAGGTGCAACTAAAAAAGAAGGCGGCGAAGCATATGCAACTGGGACAACTAATGCTAAACGTGGCTGGAATTTAGTCGGAGAAGAAGGCCCCGAACTATTGTGGTTTGATGGTGGAGAAACAGTTTTAAATAACAGAAACACCATGGCCTTATTTGATAAATTAGATAATAAAATTGGCTATGCAACATCTAGAGAATGGGGAGTTAATCTTTCACAAGGCTTAGCAGATGGAATAAATAATAGTCGAAATTTAGTACATGATTCTATATTAGAAACAGCAAATGGAATAAATTTTAAAACAAGAAAAGCACTTGGTATAAATTCTCCTTCAAGGGTCATGCAAGAACTAGGAAAATTTTCAAGTGAAGGTTTAGCTTTAGGTATATTGGAAAACAAAGATAAAGTAGAAAGTGCAGCTAATCTAGCAGCACAAGTTATAAAGGATGTTACAGAAAATAAGCTAGACGATATACAAATAAAGATAAATACAAATGATAAAGAAATAAAAGATAGAGTGGCAAGGCAGCTTAATTGGGGTGTTTATAATAGAGATGAATATCAAAAATACTTAAACTTTGTAAATAAACTTAATAAAGAAGAGGTGGAAAAAAGTAAAGAATTCCTCAAAGAAGACTATGAAAACAGAGTTAAAAGTGTAGAGGACAGACTTAGAATATTAAAGAATGAAAACTCAATAGAGCTGCAGACAGAAAAAGCTAGGGTAGATCAGGAAATAGCGTACTATCAAAATCTACAGAGGAATACTAAGGATAAAAACGCTAAAAAGAATTATGCTAATCAAATAGCTACCTTAAGGCAGTACCAAAAACAAGTCTTGAATACTACTAAAGCTAATCAGAAAGCACAGGTAGACAGCTTAGAGCGTTCAAAAAAGGCGCTTAAAGAATACTATGATGATGGAATTAAATTATTAGACAAGAGAGAGAAAGAAGTTAAAAAATCATTAAAGATGGAAGAAAACATCTTTAAAGACCTCATGATTACTTATGATACAGCAATTAAATCTCTAAAAGTTAAAACAGGAGATTTAATAAAAGATTTAGAGAACCAAGAGGCTATTGTAGTTGTTCAATCTAAGAAAGTTGAAGACTTAAGGAAAAGATATGAAGATTTAGCGTATACTTTAGGAATCGCAGCAGAAGAAACAGTAAAAGCTAGAGAAGAATTTGAAAATGCTAGAGTAGAATTAGAAAATATGGCTAATGCAGTAAAGGATGCAGCTAAAAACTTATCAGATTACATAGATAAGTTTAAGGAAGATATAGCTAACGCATTAAAAGCAAAATATGAAGATGAGCTAAAACTACAAGAGGAATCTATAAATGCTCAAATTCAAAATTTGGAAAAATGGAAAGATGAATCCATAAAAAGAATAAATGATGTATATGACGCTAAAATAAAAGCTATAGAAGAACAGTTAGAGGAAGAAGAAAAGGCCGATAAAGATGCAGAAGAAATTAAGAAAATCAATAATCTTAAGTCTGCTATTGATTTTGAACATAATGAGTTTAACAAAGCAGAAATGCAGCAAGAACTTAATAATCTACTTAAAGAAAGAGAGAAAAGATTACACAGAGAACAGTTAGAAGAACAGAAGAAAAAATTAGAAAAAGAAAAAGAGGAGAAATTACAAAATATTAATTCTGTATATGAAAGTAATAAGCAAAGCTTGGAAAAGCAGCTAGAAGACTATAGAAGTTTTTGTGAAAAGAGGACCCAAGATGCAGTGCTCCAGGCAGAGGCTGAAAAATTAATAATGGATAATAATCAAAAACAAATTGTAGAGTTACTTCATTCTTATAGTAAAGAATATGAGTATGCCGGACAAACACTAGGACAAAAACTAGTTGATGGATTTAGTCCAAAGATTCAAGAAATTAAGGATATGATAGCAAGTATAACCGCTGAAATAAACGGAGCAAGGCAAAATGCTTTAGATTTAAGTAGAGGTGTTAGTAGCGTTACTACAAATAATAATAGTGTAACTAATAATAGAAATAATACATTTAATGTGTATGCCTCCGGCAATAATGGAGGTAGTAGAAGTATAGAAAGTGAATTAAGAAGTTTAGCCTTTTCTATGGCATAAGAAGGGAGTATTAGAGTTGCAAAAATTAATATATAGAAATTCTAAAGGACAAGAAGTAACTTTAAGTAACTCTCGTCCTTTTGTTTTGGAAAAGATAGAAAATGTAGCTAATACAGCAACTAGTATAAATACATCTATAAGTGCGGGACAAGATGGAGTTAGTATAGATAATATATCTATTAAAGAAAAATTATTACCTATAACAGGAGGAATAGTAAGTAATGATTTTGAGGATATAGATAGGAAAAGAGAATATTTAACAAGTATATTTAATCCTAAGTTTAATGGAGAGCTTATCTATACAAATAATGCAACAAGTAGAAAAATTAAAGGAAGAGTGCAGGATATAACCTTTCAAGATAAGGTTGGATCTATTCAAAAGTTCTTAGTTCAGATTTTAGTTCCTAATCCATTCTGGATGGATATATTCGAGAAGAAGGAAGAGGTTGCCTTATGGGTCGGTGACTTCGAGTTCCCTTTAGAAATTCCACCGGAGGGTATAGAAATGGGACACAGGGTTAGTAATCTAATTGTTAATATAAATAATACTGGAGCAGTTCCTTGCGGAATGAGAATACAATTTAAGGCACTTGCTACTGTAGTAAATCCTTCATTGTTTAATGTTAATAGTAGAGAATTTATAAAAATTAATAGAACACTTAACGCAGGTGATGTTTTGGAAGTTACCACAGATTTCAGCAACAAAAGAATAGAACTTGTAAAAAATAATGGAGTTAAGCAGAATGTATTTAATTGGATTGATTTAGACTCGGAATTTTTACAACTAGAGCCAGGTGACAATCTTTTTAGATACAATGCAGAAAGCGGAATAGATAATTTAGAGGTAGCAATTTATCACACCTCGCTGTATTTGGGGGTATAGATATGAAGAGTATAAGAATTTTAGATAAAAATATCAATCTATTAGCTGAGATTGATAATTACGAAAGTTTCAAATTGACAAGACGTTTTTATAGACCAGGAGAATTTGAAATAAAAATAAATGCAAATAAAATCCATACTGATAAACTTATTAAAGATAATCTAGTTTTATTAGGAAAAGATTATGATAAATCAGGAATAATTCTTCACAGAGAATTTGTATATGGGGAAGAAGGAGAAAGAACAGATACTCTACTAATAAAGGGTATATCACTCCAGGGGCTTATTTCCAGAAGATTGATAATACCTAATATAAATGATGACTTTATGAGCTTTGAAGGATACCAGGAAACTATAATAAAAAATTTTGTTGATAAAAACTGTATTAATCCTATAGATGTTGACAGGAAAATTAACAATCTTATAATAGCAAATGATAGGGAAAGAGGAAAATATGATAAGTGGAGAAGTAGCTATGATAATCTTGCTGACAAAATACAAGAGATAGGAGAATATTGTGAATTGGGATGGAATATTACATTAGATCACAAAAATAAGAAATTTGTATTTGATGTAATTGAAGGAAAGAATTTAACAGTTGAGCAAAGTGATAATCCTCCTGTAATATTCCGAAGTGATTTTAATAATGTTAGAACTAGACATTATACTCAAAGCATTATAAATAGTAGAAATGTAATTTATACAGGCACTAAAGAAGATGCAGATAAATTAGTTTTAAGTGTAGGAGATGTAAGTGGTTTTGAAAGAATAGAGACTTTTAGAGATAGCAATAGTAGTGATCCTATTGAATTAAAGAAAGATGGAGATATAGCATTAAAAGAATTAGAAGAATTAAAAAGTTTTGAATTAGAAATTGACCCACATAAAACTTTTATTTATCAAAAAGATTATGATTTAGGGGATAAAGTTACAGTTCAAGATAGAAAAATAGGTGTTACTATGTCTTCTAAAATAGTTGAGATCGAAGAGTATTATAGCAATAATGGATTGCAAATAAAAGCAACTTTTGGAAAGAGTATTCCTACACTGTTAACAAGATTAAGAAGGATGGTGAAATAATGGAAAAGAGCTTCGTATTTAACAGTGTAAACGGAGATAGAAGATATAAAGCGGAAGATTTTAGAGAGTATTTTGCAAGCTTCATAAGCAATGGAGTGTTCCCTAATCCAAGCAATAATCTGCAAGTTATAGCTAATAATGATATGACTATAACAATTAAAGCCGGTAAGGGGTGGATTAATGGAGCAATTTATATTAACACAGATGATTATATTTTAAATATAGACGTAGCAGATGGTGTATTAAATAGAATAGATAAAGTTGTACTAAGAATGGATACAGCTGAAAGAAAAATATATTCTTATGTAAAAAAAGGACAATTTGCAAGTTCTCCAACCGCCCCAACACTTCAACGTGATGCAGATGCATATGAGATAGCATTAGCAGATGTGGCTGTTAATAAAGGTGCTATTAGTATTACACAGGCTAATATAACAGATCTAAGACTTGATAAAAACTTATGCGGCATAGTGCATGGAACTGTAGATCAAATAGATGTTACAACTCTATTTAATCAATACAGTACAAGGTTTAAAATAAAATCAGAAGAATTTGAAAAAGAATTTGAAGATTGGCTTAAAACTTTAAAGGATGTTTTAGGGGAGGATACAGCAGGTAATCTATTAAACTTAATAACTAAAAATACTGAAAGTATAAATAATATTAAGTCGGATTTGGCTGATATTACGACATATCAAACAGCTGGAGGAACAGCAACTTCAATAAATCTAAATTTACCTACTTTAGTAAATGGATATGCCACAACATTTATAGTAAGTAGTAACAATAATAAAAATGCTACAACCATAAATGGGAAAAAATTATATAAGCCCAATACAACTACTACACCTAATTTAACTGCAGGAAAAGCGGTTTCGGTTTGGTATAACGCTACTAAAGATTGTTTTTTTATCAAGGCTAGTGCAGAGGGGAACGCCATTGCTGAGAATGTACTAGCAGGAAAGACTTTCAGCAATGATGATGATACTGGTATTGCAGGAACAATGCCCAATAGAGGAACATTCAATCTCGGATTTGGTGCTACTGTACCAGCTGGTTATTATAGTGATGGAATTGTACCAAATGGTAAAAGATGGGCATGTGGAGAGTTATCAGTAACTATTAATACTGATAGAATAATGTCGGTAACAGGCTTAAGTTTTACACCTTCAAAAGTAATAGTTTCATGTTATAAGTATTCAGGCTCTCCTTATACTGATAGCTTAAATCTTATTATTTCTAATATTGCTGATATATACAATATGTATGGATCGTTTACAGATCACAGTGGTGATGAAATAACTAGTCATGGTGAAAAAATTAAAAGTAGAATAATAACTAGAGGTTTTAATGTATATCTACCAAAAATTGGAGATGGTGGAAATTTAAAATATTGGGCTTATGAATAGGAGGTATATTAATGCAAATAGAGAAAAGAATTATTTTTAATAAAGTTACTGGCACAGTTCTAAACGGTTGTTTAGAAGAACGTTATGATTCTGGTCTAACAGAAAAAATGATTAATGATTTACGACCTAAAGAAATAGATTATATAGATTTGGAATATGGAAGTACAGTGTTAGATAATGTAGAAGAATATCATGTAGATATTAATACTAAAGAAATAGTTATAGATAAATATAAAAAATATACTGAAACAGAAGACGAAAAATTAAAAAGAGAAAAGCAAGAATTAGAAAACCAATTACTTTTATCAGAAAATAAAAATTTAGGAGGTATCTTATAATATGGTTAATGAAATAGTAGTAAGAATAATAGCTGAAAGAATAATAAATAAAGGGGAAAATCCTTTAAGGAAAAGACCTTTTGAACTTGATGATGTAACTAATGAAGAGTATAGAAAAGCAGTAGAAGATTATATAATAACCAATACAGCAGATATTACAGGTGTAGAAGAAGTTACGCAATAGATAAAAATTACGACACATAATTGAATATAAAGTAAGCATAAGTTAAGACTATAGATAGTCTTTTTTTATTGCTTAAAATGAGGTGAAAATGTGAAAAAAAATTTAATTAATATATCTATGATTAATTTTATATTAACACCAATATTATATCTATGTATATTAATGCCTATTTCGATATATTTTAAATTGTTAAATTTAATCCCTATAGCTATGCTTATACACACCATATTATTTTGTGGATCAATGATTAGTTTGGAAAAAAATAAATAAAATGAAGGATTTTACAATCCTTTGTCTAATAATATTTAAGGCAGAGGAGTGTGAATGAAGTGTCAGAAAATATAAAAGAAATATTTGTTAGAATTGAATATTTAGAAAAATTAATTAATAGTACGCAACAATGGGTTATTTTAACGTGGGCAATCTTAGGGGTTATTGTAGCAGTTCTATCTATAACGATAACCATTCTTGTTAAAAAATGGGTAGATAAAAAAGTGGAAGAAGGCTTAATTCCTATGAAAGAACAATTAATTAAATATATAAAAGATAATCCAGAATTTTATACTAAGATAGGAGAAGATATTATACCTGCTGAAAGATTAAAAAACGACATATGGCTTTTAGAAACAATTATTAGATTTGATGAAAGTAAGGATGTAACTTTCCCACCTAAGATAGAATTGTATTATCGAAATATAGATAAAGATTTAATAAGAATAAATGATTATTCTATAACAAGAGAATATAAAGAGTATAAATTAGGTAAAAATGATTTTATAATTAACTTTAAGAAACCACAAGATATATCAAGTGATTATAAAGAAAGAATATTACATTATAATATTATTTGGAAAAATAATTTTTATAAGTAAAGTATCTAATATAAAAAAATCTAATTAGAGCTTACACAATGTAAGTTCTTTTTTTACAAAACGATAAATATTGCGGCGCATAATTGAATATAAAGTAAGCATAAGTTAAGACTATAGATAGTCTTTTTTTGTTTTGTTTAAAATTTATAGAGATTAAATACAAAGTATAAAGATTAATAATATGTATTAGTATGTATCATTAGATAATAGTTAGGAGGTAATTATGAGTAGTTTTAAAATAATATGTAACAAATGTGGAAAAGAATCTATCATTCAACAATCTAATGATAATGTTGAGATTAAGGGTAGTATTGTAATAGAATATTGGGATAGGGACTATGATATTAATAAAATATTCTTTGTGTGTGAATGTGGAAATAAAGTAGAGGATAAGTAGGGATTTGAAGAGTTTTGATATACTACAAATAAAATGGTTAATTATAGAAATTTAGATCTATATGTTTGATAATTATATGAAATAAAATTTAATAATATAGAGGAAAAACACTCCTATTGTCTAATTATATTTAATTAGGGGTGGTGAAATTATGGAACATAAAAAACTTATACCAGTTTCTGTTAAATGTAATAAATGTTCAAGGACATGGTCGGTTTCTAAAGAGGATTTTGAAAAACCTATTATTATTTGCCAAGATCCAGAATGTAAAAACCAATTTACTGTTTATGAAGGCATTAAAAATAGCTTGAAAAATTTTGAAGATCATATTTTCCCCAATACTTTTTTATCTAATGATATGTTTAATCAAATTGTAGATATTAAAATTGGATACCAAGTTTATATTGAAATGCCGAAAAATATTAAAAAAATATATAATGTAACTATTATACCAACAGGACCATTTCTTACTGGTGCAGTTGATATCACTAAAGAGGGATTTAAAATACTAACTTCTTTACCTGATGGTGGTGATAAAAATTTAATTGGTCAAAATGCAAAAGTATTTGTAATAATTAATGCTAAAACTGATGACTATAATATTTCATGGATGGATATGCTTCAATATGCACTAGAACAACTAAGAAATGAAGAATATCTTACAAGTATATTATTTTCTGAAATAGCTTTTGAAACATATATTGATACAACTCTAACTCTAGGTTATAAAAAATATGGTTTAGACGAAGATAGTATTTCAAGATTTTTAGTAGCGACTGAGCTTCCTAGCAAAGTAAACCCATTAATGTATAATTTGTATCGAACAAAACTCGCTTCTTCTAGCTCATGGAAAAGTTGGGAAAAGAAAGCTCTCAAATGGAGGAATGAAATTGCACATGGTTCAAAGCTTAGTGCAACAAAAGAAGAGGCAAAATTAGTTTATGAGACTGTTATAGATTCAATCTTTTACTTTATTGAGGAGATAGATAAGTATACAAAAGAATCTGAAAGAAACAATGAAAAATAATTCTATAAAGGTAAAATAAAGACTATTAACTATGTAGTCTTTTTTATTTTGCCTATTTTTAATCATTGGAGGTGTAATGTGGAATTAAAAGTCTGCGAAGAAAAACATAAAAGGATAGAAGAAAAAATTAATGTTCATGATATTAGGCTTAATGACCATTCAAAGAGAATTGATAAAATAGAACAAAACCAATCCAGGACAGATGCTAAAATGGAGAATCTTTGTGATCAATTAAAGCAACTTGTATCTGTTTTGAAATGGTATGTAGGATTAACAGTAGGAGCTTTAGTAAGCTTCTTTTTTTATGCAATTCAGCACAATTTATTTAAATAGAAAGGGTGATTATATGAAATTTTTAGAACAATTTTTACAGATTAAAAAGATAATAGCATTATTAACTACTATAGTATTTTGCATTTTAGCACTAAAAACTAATATATCAAGTACAGAATTTTTAAGTGTATTTACATTAATAATAGGATTTTATTTTGGACAGTCTAGTGCTAGACAAGCGGTAAAGGAAAGTAAAGAGCAGGAATAAACCTGTTCTTTTTTATATTAAATTTTAGGAGGTAATTTTATGAATATTAATAATGCAAATCTAAGTTTTGGAGATATGGCATATGGTAATAATCCAAATGAAATAGACCTACATCACGCAGAGGCTAGTTCTTGCAGTGTTTACGATGTTCATTCATGGCACAAAGGAAATGGATGGGCGGGTATAGGTTATCATTATTTTGTAAGAAAAAACGGAGAGATATGGAAAGGTAGACCAGATAATGCCATAGGGGCTCATGTAGCTGGTCATAATACCAATACGTTAGGGATTTGTGCCGAAGGTAGTTATATGCGTGAAACTATGCCACAAGCACAGAAAAATGCAATTATAGAATTAGGCAGATACTTATGTAATAAATATGGAATTAAAAAAGTATATGGACATAGAGAAGTAGGAAGTTCCAACTGTCCTGGCACTAATTATCCTTTAGTAGAAATAAAAAATACTATTTTAAATAATAAACCAATACAAAAAGAGGAGGAAAAGAAAGTGAAAAATTTAGTAGTATACAATAACATATGTGACCAGAGGGCTGCTGAGTATCTAGCAGACAAATTGAACTGTCCAACTATATGGGGAGCTAGACCTTTTGATTATTCTTGTGTACAAAATGTTATAGGTGTAGGGGGTAAAAAAGAGCAATATACAAGTTATTTAAAAACTCTAGTATCTGGGAATAACAGATATGATACAATGCAAGCAGTCCTAAATTATAATAAATAAGCTTTAAAAGGTGCTCTCTTTTATGGGAGTACCTTCTTTTTTTATTTTTTGAACAATATAGGTATGCACATGCATATTATCATTATAAAGCCTATCACCATACATAAATCTATTCTTATTTTACTTTTCATATTATCACCATCTTAATTATTTACATTAATATAAATTTTAAACATATAAAGGAAATTAGTAAATTAAAATAGAATAGAGCATATAATATAAGAAAGAGGTGTATTATATGCAAGTAAAAAATAATTTAAAAAAGATTAGGATGCAGGAATATTTAATGGCTCCTGGAGAATTTGCTAAATTTTTAGAAGTTGATATAAAAAACTATTCTAGTTGGGAACGTGGAAGAAGTAAACCAACTTTAGATAAAGCCTTAAAAATAGCAGAAAAATTAAATAAAGATGTAAAAGAGATATGGTATTTAGAATAATCATATCTCTTTTTTATTATTTTACTTTCGTATTTAACACGAATTTTAATTTTAAAGTAAACTTTTTCGGATTATATGCATAGTATATATTAAACAAAAGAAAACAGCTGCCATGGGGAATAAATGGTGTTAACCTTTATTTTTTATGGCGGAATAATTTTAATCGTGGTGCTACGCACGCTGTACTTATAATTTTATTTCGTATATTTTGGGTATAGATTTTGTTTATACTGCAGCTTGCCGTAGACCGATACTTCATATTTTTTAATTAAAATTTTTAAAACTAATTTAAATTTGGGAAATCGTAACTCACTACGGTTTTTGACAAAACCCCGTTCGCTAGGGAGACCCTTAGAACCCCTATGTTCCGAGGAATGAATAAAGGTATTCACCATTATTCATTCCTACGGCTAATTATTAAAAAGGAGGAATGTATATGTTATCTTTATTAGCAAGCACCGCATTAATTGGAGGAAGCACTATAGCAGCAGAATTACTGGGATTAAAACTAAAGAATAAGAAAAATAAAATAGATAATTTAGCAAATGCAAAACTCTCTACTAAAGAAGATCTAGAAAATATCTTAGGAAATTACTTACAACTTTCTAAAAACATTAAACTAAAAGAGAAAATGGGATTTGAGGGAAGTGTAACTGTAGCTCCAACAGGTGGAGGAAAAACAACATCTTATTTTATTCCTAACTTATTAAATTCTAACCTAAAAGGCAGTTTAATTATCTACGACCCTAAAGGAGAACTCTACGAGAAAACAAGTTGGTTCCAAAATAATATTTGTGGAAGAGATATAGTTGTATTTGCACCTTTGGAACCTTCTATAAGTTGTAAATATAATTTACTAGATCAATGTGAAGATACAACAGAAATTCTACAATTAGCTAGCACTTTAATAGCGAACGGAGGTTTAAGCATAGAACTAGCAACAGGAAAGAAGACAGGAGGAGCAGAATGGGACAATATGGCTACACCGCTTTTTAGCGCAGCGTTACTATATTGTAAAGAGCAGGGATTACCTGTAGCTACAGTAGAAACTGCATTTAGATTAATAATAGAAAAGGATCTAGAAGAATTAGATACTTTATTTTCTAATAGTACCGAGGACTGCAAAACACAATGGGATATATTTAATAGTGTTGGAGATGCAGATAGAACCATAGGTAGTATAAAAATTACTTTGGCAACTGCATTAAAAATATTTGGAGATAAAAAAATATGCAAGGCCTTAGGTGGTACCAGCACCTTCAACCCTGCACATTTAAGAAAAAAATCTACTTGTATATATATTATATCAGAAGAAAGGAAAAGTAGCTATGTGAGCCCTGTAATGGCAAGCTTTTTTTCGCAATTGTTTGATAAAGTTTTATATAGTTACAATAATAACTCTCTACCTGTTTATTTTTTCCTAGATGAATTTGCTAATTTAGGAATGTTAAATAATATGAGTATAAACTGTGCTACAGTGCGAAGCAGAAAAGTTAGCTTGAATATATGCTTACAGAGTATTAGCCAATTGGAACAGATATATGGTAAGGATAATGCCTTATCTATACTAAATAATCTTAAAACTAAAATAGTCTTTAGTGGATTATCCGATTTAAAAACTCTTAATTATTTTTCAGAGTTATGTGGAAATACCCAAATACAAATATGCAGTACCAACATTGGGAAAGATAATACTACTAAAACTTATAGTAATACTACTAAAAAACTATTTAATAAAGAGGATATTAGATGCTTAAATGAAGATGATATGCTAATTGTAATGCATAATAAACAACCTATCTTAGATAAAAAGAATATCTATTATACACAAAAAAAATACAATTTTCAAATAAAAGAAACATCTCTAAAAATAAATTTACCAAAAGAAAACATTATTAGAAATAAAGATGAAGAAAAATATATAAATTTATTTAAAGAAAATATTAAACTTAAAATAGAGCAAAGAATAAAAGAACAGGAAGAAAAATTAATACTAGAAGGAATTAAAAAATTAGACCAACAGAGCACTAATAGGCTGGTTGAGGAGCTATGGAAATAACAGGCCGACTATATGCAATTTTTAGAGTGGGAGAAAAGAAGTATAAAACTATAGGATCTATAGCAGGATACCAACGCCACATGGAAAGAGAACAATATACTCCAAATGCAAATACTAATACAGCTAACCTAAGACTTATAGGAAGCAATTTTATAATGGCAGATGTAAAAGAATATATAGAAGGTATTAAGCTTAGAAAAAATGGTGTTATAGCTAGAGATTTATTATTAACTGCATCACCAGCATTTTTTAGAGATTTATCTATACAAGAAAAAGAAAAATGGGTTAATACTAACATAGAGTTTTTAGAAAAACATTTTGGAGAAAACTGTGTATATGCAACGCTCCACCGAGACGAAACTACTTGGCATATAAGTGCCATGATAGTACCAAGATTTTGGGATGAGAAAAGAAAAAGGTATGTGCTGGCCAATAGTAGATATTTTGATGGTAAGAAAAAACTTAGTGAATGGCAGGATGAATACAGCAGTTTTATCAAACAACAATTTAAAGAACTTAATAGAGGACAAAGAGGATCTAAAGCACACCATGTTAAAATTTCTAATTTTTATAGAATATTAAATAGTGAATTAGATAGTTATAATGCTTTAGAAGTTATTAAAAAAAGTAAACAATCAATTGCATTAAAAGAACAATTAGAAAATGTACAAAGTACTCTAAATAAATATAAAGATTATGCTAAGTTAACAACATTAGAAAAACAAGAATTATTAAATAATCTCAAAGATATAAAACAGGATAAGGTAGTTTTTAAAGAAACTATTAAAGCTATGTCAGAAATATATAAAATATCCCAGCAGAGCATTGCGAAAATAATAGATAGTGTAGATAAAAATTTACAAAGAGGTGGAGATAGTGACAACGAGAGAAGAGTATGAATTAAGACTTAAGATTATAGAACAATGGATAGAAATTAAGCCTAACGAGGAACTAATGGAAGCTTTAAAAACTGCCCAAAGAGAGATTAAAGAACTAGGATTAGTAGAATACCAAAGGGAAATATAATATAAATTTACAAAAATGAATTATTTGTTATAATTAAGCTATATTACCATGAGGGGGATTTGATAATATGAAGAAAATACTATCTATATTAATAGTAGGAATTTTAGCCTTAGGATTAGTTGCTTGTGGATCTAAACAAACAACTAAGAATGAAGAAAAAAATAAAATCTATAAATCTGGAGAAGAGGTATTTATTAAAGATAAAAACGGGAAAGATGTTTATTCATTGAAGATAAACGAAGTAAAAACAGATAATGATTTTGAATATAAAAAAGATTTTCCAGAGAGTAATAGAAAACAAATAATAGAAGTGACTTATAACTATAAAAACATAGCTAAAGATGATGAAAATAAATTAGAAATACACGGAGCTGATCTAAAAGTTATGGATTCCACGGGTGCAATGGCTGAAAGTTCTGATATGTTTCCTAAACAAAAGCCACAAAAAACTCCAGTAGGAGCTAATTGTACTGTTCAAGCTTATTACGGTTTACAAAATACAAGTGATAAAGTAAGAGTAGTGTTTAGTACTGAATCCTATAACACTACTATAGAATTTGAAGTACCAGTAAAATAATATTATTTATAATACAAAAACTCTAGAGGAATTACCTTTAGAGTTTTTTATATTTACATAATTGAGTATCATCTATTATACAATCTTCATGTGGACAGTAACAACATATTATGTCTCTAATACATATATCAAGTTCATGTGCAATTTTTTCTACTTGGTCAAGTGTCAAATCTTGAAGATTTTTTTCATTTTTTATTATCTTTTTGTCAATCAATCTTTTAGTATTATTTCTTATAAGTTTTCCAGTATCATTATTTTTCACTGTTTGCCTCCTTATCTTTATGTCTAGTACAATTACAACAATCTTTATTGTTTATTAATAAAAGTGATGTGCATACTTCTAGGGCCTCTGCGATTCTTTCTAGCATATCCAAAGATGGTGTTTTCTTGCCTGATTCAATTTCCGAAACATAACTTCTGCTAATACCAGCCAATATTGCTAATTTACTTTGGCTAATATTCTTTTCCTCACGAATTTTTTTAAGATTAATTTTCACAGTTTCATCACCAAAATTAAGTATAACTTAATATATAATAGAAAATCACTACATAAATCATGGAAAATAATAGTTAAAAATGTAATAATATAATATATTAAAAATTATACAAATTTTGGTCGAAAATATCGCTCGCAGTGAACACTTTTTATGCTATTATATACGTGTAAGATGCATCTACACAAAAATAAATTTAAATTTATTTAGTTTTTAAATCATTAGAATGAGATTTATAAAATGGTTCCATTTTATTTGTCCTACACAAAAGATAGTCTAGGGATATATTAAAATAATCAGCTATTTTTACTAATAAAGAAATGTCAGGCTCACGAATACCGTTTTCATAGTTAGCTACAGCAGAGCGTGTTATTTTAAGAATATCTGCGATTTGATCTTGAGTTAAATCTCTATCTTCCCGCAATCCTTTTAGTCTATCTTTAAATACCAATATAATCACCTCAAATAAAAATTTTATCATTAGGGATTATTGGTAATAATCAATGTCACGTTGTGTGACAAAATAGAAAAAATTTTAAGTTGATAAAAGAAAAATATAATAAAAAAGTACATTATATAATGTAGGAGAATTTTTAAATTATCTTATAGAACATATGTTCTTGAAAATGGATATATATTCATGTATAATTTAATTATGGAAATAATTTATTAGGAGTGTTGGGAATGACAAATAAAGAAGTAAAAGAAAGACAAGATAAATTAATAGATATGGTAGATAGTTTAGCAAAAAAAATAAATAATAACAATAAAGAAAAATTTGATATAAAATTAAAAAGAGTATAA